GCGCCTGCTTACGAACCCCGGCGACTACATCTTTCACCCCACGTACGGCGCCGGTCTTCCTCGATATATTGGCCGCGTCGCCGACGTCCCTAAGATCAAGGCACTGATCAGGTCGCAGATACTGCTCGAAACGGCGGTCGCAAAAAGTCCGACGCCGGTGATCTCTGTGACCCCGATCGCCAACGCGGCGGGCGGCGGCTTCTCGGTTTCGATCCAATATGCCGATGCGGCCACCGGTCAGCCGGTGACCCTCGCCTTCGACGTCAGCAGGTGAGCGTGGCCGATCTTCAAACCAAAAGCTTCAGCACGCTCGTCAGCGACCAGGTGACGGCGGTGCAGGGCGGATCGACGGCACTGGTCGACTTCACGATCGGCTCGATCCTGCGTGCCGTTGTCGAGAGCTTCGCTGGCGTCGTGTTGTGGCTGCAGGGTCTCATCCTGCAGGTGCTCGCGATGACGCGAGCGGCGACCTCGACTGGCGCGGACCTCGACAGCTTCATCGCCGACTATGGGCTGACGCGGATCGGAGCGGTTGCAGCGATCGGCACGGCGACCTTCTCCCGCTTTACCAATACGATGCAGGCGATCGTGCCGCTGGGCACGCAAATCCAAACGGCCGATGGTTCGGAGCAGTATCTCGTCACGCTGGATACGACGAACGCCGCATATAGCGCCGCTCAGAGCGGCTACGTCCTCGGCGCCGGCATTGGTTCGCTTTCGGTCCCGATCAGTGCTGTTGACGCAGGCAGCGCCGGGAATGCCGCCGCTGGAGCGATCAACACGCTGGGCCAAGCGATCGCGGGCATCGACACCGTCTCGAATGTCTCCGCACTCACCAATGGCGAGGATGCAGAGACCGACGCCGCGGTGCGCGTGCGCTTCGTTCGTTACCTCGCCAGCCTTTCGAAAGCGACCAAGTCGGCGGTCGCCTATGCCGCGACTTCGGTCCAGACCGGCATTGTCTACAATTTGGTCGAAAATCAGAACTACGATGGCTCGACACACTACGGCTATTTTTATGTCGTGATCGACGACGGCTCGGGGGCTCCGCCGAGCGGGCTGTTGAGCAATATCTATGCCGCGATCGACGCTGTGCGGCCCTTCACGGTCGAGTTCGGCGTTTTCGCTCCGGCAATCGTCACCGCCAATGTTGTGCTGCATATTTCAGCTGCCGCCGGTTACACCGGTTCGGCCGTTGCGAATACGGTTCAAGCGTCGATCACTGCCTATCTCAACAGCATACCACTCGGTATCGCCCTGCCTTGGTCGCGGCTCATCCAGGTGGCCTATGACGCCTCTCCTGGTGTCGCCGATGTCACCAGCCTTACGCTCAATGGGGGCACGTCTGACATCAACATCACCGCTAACCAGGTGATCAAGGCGGGGACGGTTTCGGCCGCGACGGTCTGATGGCGACGGGCGACGTAAACGATCAGCTCAACCGGCTGAAATCGACGCTGCCACCCTGGTTTGGCGATACAAATCCTATCCTGACCGCACTGCTCAAGGCTGCGGCAACCGCGCTAGCGTTTGTCTACGGGTTAGTAGTCTACGCTCGTTTGCAAACGCGCATTATGACCGCCACCGGTGGATGGCTTGATCTAATCGCACAAGATTTCTTCGGACCAGAGGTGTCTCGTGCTCCGGGCGAGTCCGACACCTCGTTTCGTAATGAAGTCGTCGTCAATCTCTTCCGCGAACGCGGTACTCGGCGGGCGATCGCCACGGTGCTCACGGATCTTACCGGGATCGAGCCTGAGATTTTTGAACCCAATCGCTTGCAGGACACGGGCGCCTATAACTCGCCGACCATTGGGTACTCTGTCGCGGGCGGTTACGGCTCGCTGCTGTTGCCCTATCAAGCCTTCGTTACCGCCTATCGACCCGCAACGTCCGGCATCCCAAACGTAGCAGGGTATGGCATCTCAACCGGCGGCTACAGCACGCCGAGTGAAGCCGAATACACTTCGGTGTCGATGGTGCAGAGCGAAGTTACTGATGCCGATATTTACGCTGCCGTCGATGGCGTGAAGCCGGCTGGCACGATCGCGTGGGTTCGGATCGGCAACGATAACAATCAACTTCCGCCGCCCAATTTCTCGCTGATCGTCGGCAACAAGCCCGTCGTGTTTGGCACAGCCACTGGTCCGATCGTCCGCCTGCTCGGGTGGAATCTCTGATCTCCCCCGGTCGCTGACCGGCCCCGCCACCAACTTCTGGAGTCCTGCATGGCCGATCGCGTCATGGTCTATCCGGGTGCGCTCCCGCTCGAGACCGATATCCTCAGCACCAACGTCAATATGATGGTGGCGGTCGCGGCACTCGCTGCGATGATGGTCGGCTCGAGCACCTTCGTTCATGGCCTTGCGGTCGCGCCGACTGCACCAGGGACCATGTCGGTGCAGGTCAGCCGCGGCTCGATCTACGCGCTCGAGAATCTCGACAACACCGCCTTCAGTTCGTTGAGCTCCGACACGACGCACCAGATCGTCAAGCAAGGAATCAATCTCGATCCGACCGTGCTCGCCTGCCCTGCACCCGTCACCGTCGGACAAAGCATCAACTATCTCATCCAGGCGACGCTGAGCGAAACAGATGCCGACGAGGCACTGCTGCTATATTATAACGCAAGCAATCCCTCTCAGGCTTACTCCGGTCCAGCCAACAGCGGCGCAGAACAGCCGACGGTGCGTCAGTGCAGAGCTCTGCTGCAGGCGAAAGCCGGCGCCGCGGCCACTACCGGCTCACAAACCACCCCCGCCCCCGATACTGGCTATGTCGGCATCGCGGTTGTGACGGTGCCTTATGGAACAACCTCGATCGGCAGCGGCAACATCTCAGTTGCGCCGAACGCTCCGATCTTGACGTCTGGCGGCCTGGTTCGGGCCACTCAGAGCGGTTCGCTCATCTATGCCGCCGACACAGGCACGGTGAACACGCTCGCGGTGAATCTCCTGCCGGGACCGAGTGCCGCCGTGGCGGGCATGTCGATATTCGCCAAAGTCGCCAACACGAATACCGGTGCGGCGACGCTCAATCTCAATGGATTGGGTAGCGCGTCGATCACCTATGCCGGGCAAGCCGTCGCTTCGGGTATGTTGCGCAGCGGCCAGATCTACGCGTTCGTCTATGACGGGACTAACTGGCAGGTGCTCAACCCGAACCTGACCGGGATCTACGCGACGGCGGATGCCATCGTGGCTGGGACGACGACGGTGACCGTACCGGCGTGGGCGACGCATGCGGAAGTGCAGATCGTCGGCGCGGGCGGTGGTGGCGGCTACGGCGGAACGACCTTCTCCGGCGGCGGCGGCGCTGCTGGTGCCAACGTCTTTGGCCGCGTCTCCGTCACACCCGGCGCGTCGCTCACCTGCGTCGTCGGCGCTGGCGGTACCGGCGGCACCAGCGGTAGCACAACGGGCTCAACCGGCGGCACAAGCTCGCTTACCGGTATCGCAAGCGCAGCGGGTGGCAGTGGAGGTCAAGGAAGCGGCACGACATCGGCGGGCGGCGCCGGGGGCGCGGCAACCGTAATCGCTGCCGGTCTCCGCGGCTTCTCAGGCGGCGATGGCGGCGACGGCAATGCGTCGAATGCGAGCGTCCAAGGCGGCAATGGCGCGGCGGGGCCGTTCGGTGGCGAAGGTCGCACCGGCAATGGCGCCGGTGCGGTGGGTGCGGCTCCAGGCGCTGGCGGCGGCGGTGCTTGGGGTTCGGCTGGTGGTGTTGGCGGCGCTGGCGCTCCCGGCGCTGTTCTCATCACGTGGATGGCCTAACGCGATGTCCAACTACGTCTTTTGGCTCGGTTCAACGCCAGTGCCGAGCGCGGGCGAATATGCCAGCTGCTATATTCCCGTGCGGCTTGCTGGCGCTGCGGCCGATGGATCGCAGGACCAGTTCATGCAGATCCCGTTGAGCGCCATCCTCGGCGCATCGAACGTGCTCACCGCTCTCGCGAGCGCACTATCCGGCGAACCGGACGCCGATGGCGGTGCAATCCCGGGAGGCGCCGCAATCTACACCGACGGCGATTTTATCAAGTTGAACAGGGGGTCGTGACTGTGAACCATTTTCGCGCTCTTCTGCTTGCGGTCACGATCCTCGTTTTTGGATCACCGGCTCACGCTCAGCTTCATAACAAGCTTGATGGCTCGCTCGTCCAGACCCACTTCAACATCTCCGGCCTCACCGGGAACATCTACACCGATGGCGTCGTCACCTCGCACGGCGAGGCGGTCACCGGCAACGGCAGCTTCAGTGGCAATCTAGGCGTTTCGGGCGCCATCTCCGTCACGGGTGCCGTCAATGCGGGCAGCATCGGCAGCACGGCCTCGATCAGTGCAGGCACCGGGGTCACCGCCAAGCTGGGCTCAGGCAACGGCTCTGCGGTGCTGTTCACCGGCGACACCAGCCATAGCGGCTACGTCCAGTTCTACGATCCGGCGGCGGCCTACGTTGGCTATCTCGGCTACGGAACCACCGGTGGCGCGCTGCCGCTGGTCAGCGTCAACGGCCAGGGGTTCGCCTTCTCGGGTGGCCCGGTCACCATCGCGGGCAGCCTCTCGACTACGGGCACGACCTATTTCAGCGGCGACAGTAACTTCTACGCTGCGAAGATCAGCGGCCTGCCCATCATTCAGATGGACCCGCAGGCGAGCCTGAGCTTCGATCGGACCGCGCAGGCGTTCAACTTCGGCATCGGCAACACGCTCCGCGCTGCGGTTAACAGCGCGGGTCTCTACCTGCCCGGAACGCTGAACCTGGGCGGCGGTGCGACGGTTGGCGGCGGCCTGAGCGTCACCGGCACCGCAGCGGTCACCAGCCTGACCGGCGACGTCTCCGCTGCCACATCACTCGCCACCTACTCCAGCGCCAGCGCGCGCTCGCTGGCCGCGCGGGCCTCGGACGTGATCAAGGTCGCGGATTTCTGCGCCAGCGTTTCGGGTTGGAACCTGGGCACCGCCGACACCACTGCCTGCCAGCAAGCCGCGGCCACGGCGGCGTGCACCGTCACCGCGACGCACCCCACGGCGGGCGGGAAGGTCGAGTTCCCGGATGGGCGTTTCCTCACCAACGGCACGGTCTATTGGCCCTGCGGCGGATTGTACGTCTACGGCACCCCCGACACTTACGGCGACTACAACACGCCGCTCGCCAGCCATGGCAACGGCACGCAGATCATCTCCGGGCATCGCACCGATCAGAACCAGATGTGGCTGTTCGCGCTCTACAGCTATCCGGCCTCGCGCGGCTCCCCGCCGTGGCAGGGCGGCCCCTCAATCGAGAATATCAGCTTCGGCAACCCGACCACGGGCAGCAGCTCCGCCTACGGGCGCACCGGGCCGCTGGTCGAGATCGACTATGCCCAGGGCTCGCACCTCAACAATCTCTATTTCTGGGGCGTCTGCCGGGGCCTGAAGATCAGCGGCGGCCTCCAGTACGAGGTCGAGAACACGCACTTCGACAGCTACGATGCGAGCTGTCCGGTCGTCACGCTCTACGGCCACAACATCAACGGCACCGGCAATCAGCAGACCACGCTCGATATCGTCAGCTTCGATCACGTCTACATCGCGGCGCTGGGTGCCGGTTCGGACTGCTACTCGATCAGCGATCGCGTGCAGACGGTCTACTGGAAAAACACCCAGTGCGACACCGGCGGTGACGCGATCCACTATACCTGCCCCGACGAGACCAGCCTTCTCTACTGCGGCGCGTGGTTCGTCGCTTATGACTTCGAGGCCGAGCAGCAAGCCACCGGCGCGGGGCTGCCCAACCAGTCGCTGATCTATGCCGAGGACATGGCCGGGTGGCTGCACCTGAACGACAGCTTCCTGCGCGGTGCCGAGGCCACGAACAGCGGCCAAAGCGCGAATCTCGTGCAGGTCAAGGACAACCGCTTCACCGGCACCGGCGCCCATACCGCCATCCTCGGCGGCTGGTACAAGTACGCCGGGCAGGACGCGATCAACTTTCAGAACTCGGCGGGTCGCGACAGCGTGATCGGCGCGCATATCTACGCTGCCTCCAAGAACAGCGGCGGCTATGCGGCGGTCCATGTCGCCAACTCAGCGGGCCGCACGATCGTGGCGAACAACGAGTTCTGCCAGGCCGATTTCTTTGATGGCGGCGGCGTGGCAAGCACCGACATGGTCGGCGTCAAGCTCGACAGCGGTTCGTCGGACAGCAAGGTGCACGATAACATCACGGCGGACTGCTCGGGCGCGGGTGTCGTCAATAACTCCGGCAATGCGACGAACGATATTCACGATAATTGAAGTTGGCGTTCACCACTTCAGATCGTCACCCGACTCCTCGTTCTCGACGACATCGTCATGCGCTTCTTTCGATGCCTTCACGAGCCAGAATACGACGATGAGTGCGACCGCTATCAGGCAGCCGGCCAGTAGCGCACCTAAGAAGCCGACGTCACCATAATTGATGCTGAAGCCCATCGCCGCTGAACGCGGTGGCGTGACGGTTCGATCCACGGAGTGCCCTGCATGCCCCCGCTCTCACGGGCAGCCGCTCGGCTGCGGTCGGCGCCGCGATGATCGGCGGCGCCCTCGACTTCTCGAACCCGAACAACTCGCCCTTCGCGCTTTAGGAATTGGCATGGCAGAGGACGCGGTAAAGCGGCTGCTCGTAGTGCTAGGCGATCTTCCGCACTCCTATGCGGTGGGCTAGATATATGGAAAGCCGAAGTTCCCCTGTGGAATGACGGTTGTAGACGTCAGCCCTTGTGGTCATTTCGTCACTTTTGCCATGCGCGAACTCTCGTCTGGCCTCGTTTTCGAGCACATGGTAACGCTGTAGGGGCGCTATAACGTTAGCCCTGAGTTAGCGGGATCTTTGAAATCCAGGGTTGAGCTGCGCGCTGGATCTATCAATCGATCAACCGCCTCTTTGACGGCCTTCGCTTGCTCAGGTGTAGCAGTTGGGCCCTGCTCGATCAGGGCATTGATCGACGCAAGCAGGTTCTCAAACGTCGGCGCTTCGGCGGCCATAGCAATCCTCCCTCGGCGACTCGGTGCCACCCGCATTGATTGGATCACCGCCTTCGCGTTTTGTGGAGTCGCGATCCGCGTCGATTGCTATCTCCTAAAGCTCACCTCAACAGGAAGCCCTGCCCATGAAGATGCTCTCACGGGCGGCCGTTGGGCTGTCCGCCGCTTTCGGCTGTCTCTCGGCCTCGGTTGCGCTCGCTCAAAGCGTGACTTCGGTAGCAATCAAGGACGGCAACGGCGCGTCACAGTCGCTAGGCGGGGTCAGCTGCCGGACGAACGTCATCTGTTACGAGATGGCGCCGATCGACACCACGGGCACCCAGATCGACCCTGCCACCAAGCAGGGCGTTGCCGCAGTGGTGACGGCGCTTGGCAGTCCATTCCAGGCGGGCGGCAGCATCGGCAACACCGCGTTCGGGATCTCCGGCTCGCTGCCGGCGGGCTCCAACGTCGTCGGCGGCGTTACGCAGAGCGGCACCTGGAATATCGGTGCGATCACGAGCCTGCCCGCCTTGCCCACGGGCGCGAACGCCATCGGCACGGTTGGCGTCACCGCGCTGCCGGCGCTGCCAA